CTGCATAATCTGCCAAAGGCACATACTCTGCGTACGTTCTCCCTGACCTACATGAAATTGATTTCTCTGAGCCATCCTCTTCTAAAATATAAGCAGTCTTCATTGAACCACTTAACCTTACTGCGTCAATAACTACTTGTTCTGTCATAGGACAATAATATGAGTTCGCTACTTGATCAGCATCTAGAAACATTGAGCCTCCGAACGCTACCAGCATTAGTACTCCTACTACTGCTCCTACTTTTTGATTATTACTTAATTCTGCCATTTTATTCTAACCCCAATATATTAATGATGGATTGCTTATAGACTTCAGTGTTAGCGTCTAGAGTTTCAGCTAGAAAGTAATCTTCTTCCCATCGATGCAATTCTCTTAGTTCAAACCCGTTATTATTAGTAGCCACGTATTTAACTACATAACTTACATTATTATTAATAATTGATTCATATACTCTATTTCCAATAAAATATTGATCATTACTTAGGTTTTGTATTAAATCATAATTATCTGGTCTATTAAACCTTGCATCATCATTTAATATGTCAGCTTCCAAAATATTGTTTTCATATACTAAATGCTGAGTTTGTATTTCCCTTAGCTTTTCTACGATCTTTTCTACTTTGTATGCCCCCAATTTAGATACATTATCTTCCATATAACTGAAATTAGTATATTCATACTCGGTATCATTATAAAGCTCATACTCTAATCTTACTTCAGCGTACGCTACAGGATTAACTGCAGTAGCTTCAATAATTGTTGTTGCTGGTACAGCTTGACCATAAGGTACAATTACTGTCCCGTTATCTATTACTTGATCGTATGCACTCTCGTCAACCGCATAGACTGACGTGATTGCAAACAATAATATTAAAGTTAATAATAATTTTTTCATTTTGATTTTACCTCTTAATATAATTTAACTACAAACCATGCATAAAGCTATTGAGTTGTCTGTTCCTAAAGCCGTACCACTATCGCACGTTCCATCAGCATCTACAATTATGTTGCAAGTGTTGCCATTTTGAACATATTGCATCGCAGGTGCTGTTGAAGCATCTTGTTGAATGTTTAATACTGGTTGGTCGTCTGCAGGATTATCTTGTACAAAACTTACAACAGGGCTATTCGTTTGCGTTGAATTTAAATTTCTAGCTGCATAAATCATTCTGTTATCATTAGCGTGAACTAAGGAAACTCTTCTTTTATCGTCATCAGTTCTTAAATCAGCCATATAGTTATTATTATTATCTGCTGACCTCATTCTTAGTAAATTGGATGATGTTGCTTCAGAATCAATTTGTAGACTTATTGCATCTCCGTTAGTGTCTAATCTTAAATTTTCTTCTGTACCATCATATTGAAATGTTGCTAATCTACCAACACTGGATGCATGATCTTGATGTAAAACCATTAAACTGTTACTTGAATCTGCATGATTTTGATTATTTCTTAAATAGAATATATCACCATCTGTATTTTGTGCTTCAATTTCAATAACTCTTGATGTTCCCGCTTCTGAATCAATTTGTAAAGTATTTGCATTACCATTCGTGTCTAAAAAAAGATTAATTCCAGTACCATCTTGTCTAAGTTGTGAAACATAACCTGTTGCACTTGGATTATCAACAAAACCTAAAATTACACCATTAGTGGAAGCAAATCCTGGACTATTTGTTCTTACATCAACAGCTCCCACAGTAGTTAGTGCATCAGCATCAATATAAAGAGGACTTGTTGTAGTAGATTCTGAATCGATATATATGCTCCTAGCATTACCATTGGTGTCTAATAGTAAGTTATCTCCAGTACCATCTTGTTGAATTTTTAATGCTGGTTGGTCATCTCCACTTTCATCTTGCTCAATAAAAACTACAGGACCTGATGTAGCAGTTGAATCTAAGTTTCTAAAAAACTGGTTAGTTCCAGACGGATTAGTTCGAGGTGCTAATAAAGCGTTATAAGTCAAGTCACCGTCTTCACCCATCCAAACGGCATCACCAGTGTTTGCAGTGGTTTTGTAAATGTTAATAACTCTCTGGTTAGTAGCTTCGGAATCAATATCTATACTTCTTCCATTCCCATTGGAATCTAAATACAAGTTACTTCCAGTACCATCTTGTTGAATATTTAATACATTTTGATCGTCACCACTTTCATCTTGTGTAAATTTTACCAAAGCAGAGTTAGTTGATCCTGATGTTAATGATCTATAAACTGATAAAGCTCCGCCATTATTAGCTGTATCATCAACTACATGTAATTTGTTTGAAGGACTAGCAGTACCAATACCAACATTACCAGAATCTCCTAGTATAGTAAAAGCATCAGTAACATCCCTAGTGTCAATTGTAAAATCAGGTCTACCATCATTTTGACCTTTCCAATATAACCTACCCATAAAAGTACCGCTTGAGTATGTTTGTATTTCACCCCAATCTTCACCACTTGACATTCCCGAGGAACCAGTTAATCTGATTGCAGGTGCGGGATTTGAGTCGTCTCTTAAATTTAACTTTTCTGCGGGATTATCAGTACCAATACCAACATTACCAGCATTATCAACAACAAACTTACTAGTATCAATAACTAGAAAATCACCAGAACCACTATTTAATAAATTTAAACTAGTTCCTGAGCCTGATTGTTCAATTTCTACACCAGTAGTTGAACCAGTACCAACAACATCAACTTTAGCTGATGGTGAGGCAGTACCAAAACCAACATAATTTCCACTAGAATCAATAAATAAAGTACCACTATCAAAATCATAATTACCAGTCGCGTTATCTCCAGTATTAAACAAATAAATATCATTAATATTATTAGAATCCAAACCAGTAATATCACTAGGTGAATTTAGAGAATCCCAATAATCTGAACTATTTACATTCAAATTTGCTTGTGATGTTTCACCGTCCCATATAGCAGCACGAGTTGCATTGATTGAATAAATTGAACTATTTACATTTAAAGTTCCTTCATTCGCTGACAAAATATAAGTACCATCATCAGTAATATCTCCTGCATTAATATCAGCGGGAGTATTTAAACTGTCCCAATAATCTGAACTATTTACATTCAAATTTGCTTGTGATGTTTCACCATCCCATATAGCAGCACGAGTTGCATTGATTGAATAAATTGAACTATTTACATTTAAAGTTCCTTCATTCGCTGACAAAATATAAGTACCATCATCAGTAATATCTCCTGCATTAATATCGGCAGGCGTATCTAACGCATCCCAATAGCCTGAACTGTTTACATTTAAACTACTTTCTTGTGCACTAATTCTAGAATCTGCTCTAGTATCAATCGTACTATTCATTAAAGTTTCATTGAAATTCAAAACATCAGAACTATCATAAAACCATCTTGAAACAAAAGAACTAACTGAAGACCAGAAAGTAGATGAATTAGAAAAATTACTATAATTAACACTTAATGTACTCGCTGAACTAGTATCAAGAACAGCATTGCCATTCTGATAAAACTCAGTAGCGTTAATGTCTGCAAAGTCCTTAATATCATAAACACTTCGACCATTAATATCGCCCGGCGGTACAAAGTCAGTAGCAATTACACCTGCCATCAATCCTATTAATAATAAACTTGAAATTAATAATTTGTATCTCATTTAATTCACCTACGTAAAATATATTACTTCTATAACATCAGCATCAAATATAATAGTATTATCGAACGTAATAGTATCATTAGTACCTGTGGTAGTAACTGTCATGTCAGCTTTAACAATTTTAGCACCATTCCTAAATACTTGAAATGCAGCAATCTTCATTGTACTTGTATTAGCTAAAGTTAACACTCTGCCTGTAGTACCATCAGTACCAGAGCAATCACTACCCGCTTTTGTTTCTTCGTTTGGAGTTCCCTTTAATTTCATCGCAGTAACAAACGCATTCCAATCTGCACTAAATATTGTGTTTCCCGCTACTTTAGTATCGTCATAAGCCATTTTTTAATTCACCATTACATTCTAATAAAAGGTCTAGGTTTTAAACTAGCCCGTAATAACTCACGTTCTTTTAATAATTTATCATATTGTGATGTAAAATGTGGATACGGTACTCCTTTAGTTACGTTCAGCTCACCTAAACCATAACTAGTATTAAAGTTGTACGTCCCACCGATCACGTTAACAGCAGCCGCGATAGCTGCCTCTACAATCATATATCGTTTAATTTTATCTGGAATTGCTAACTTTTTAATCACACTACCAGACTCGTGTGTAAAGTTTAATTGGTCTACAGTAATCTCGTTAGTATCAGTAGCAGTCACTTTTGCAGTCTCTCTATTACCATCAGTACCATAAATTTCAATATAGTCGTCAGCGGTAAAACCAGATTCACTACTTACCGCTAAAGCTACAGATGTACCAGTTGCACTAGCTGAAGTTGTGCTAGTCTCGTTAGTACCATCATAATCTAGCCAAGCATGTAAATACTTAATGATCACCTTTTGTGGTTTTCTGTTAAAATAACTTATAGTGCCGCCAGTATCAAGCAACAACTTACCTGATTCTTTGTAAACTTTAACATACTCCAAATCGGCAGTAGTATCATCACTAACTAACTTTACTACTTTCCAAACTGGATTTTTGTTAGTATAAATATAATTTAATGCGTTACCATCAAGAATATCAATAGTCTCTGTCATAGTAAACTTAGCATTAAGCCAGTTCTCTGTCATCTTTTCGACGTAACCAATTAAATCGGCAAGAGCAACATCACTAATTAAGTCTGTTGTAATACCACTTGCATTCCGTACATCGCTTGCTTCTATGTAAACCATCTTAAATAATATGTTAAATATCCTAATAGAAATGATAATATTAGATATAGAACAAATTGTTCGACTCTTATCTTGATTTTTCCTGAATCTTCATCATTAAGTCCAAACAATTCTCTATAATCTACCATTTCTAACCGAACATGTCAATTAATAACGCAGATACGTCATCCCTAAATTGTAATTTGCCATCCTTGATCGCTTTCATTAAATCGTCAAAACTCTCATAAGTAGTCACTATATCTTCAGCAGTCTTAGGACCAATACCTTTAATGTTTAATAATCTCTTCATGTATTTTTCTTTCTCTGCCAAATCTTTTACTTTATCTTCCTTTCGTCTGTTATGTTCTACTTTAGCTTCCATATCTTGTTCAGCTTTCTTCAAACCCATAACAGTTTCTTTCAACTTATTTAATCGCTCATCTACCTTTTGTTTGGCAGCTAGTAAATCTTTCTTTACCTCTTCAACCTTACTTTCTTTTTCAGCAGCTTTCTTCTTCTCTAGTTCTTTCTCTTTCTTAATCTGCTCTCTTATCTCTGCAGGTCCTTCCGTTTCAATAGAAATTTCTATCTCCGGATCAAGCTGCATCTCTTGCTCTTTAGGTTGCTCTTCTACCTCAAACATCATCTGTAAACCTAACCTTGTACCGTGACCGTACTCAAGCTCAATAAAGTCGTTTGGTTTTACAGTAACCCATTTATAGCCACCGCCAGTAGAATCTTTTTGCCTGATCTTAATAGCTTCCTGTTTATTATTCTTAAACATGTAACTCATCTTAATACTCCTCCACATAGATTTTTAATTCAAACGCTTTAGTTGCTCCACCTTGAGCTACAACCGCTTTAATTCTACCAAAATGAATAAACTCTGTATAGATTTCGTTAGTACCGTCAAAAGTAACGGCAGCACCTACATTATCATGTGCTGGAGTTCTAGGATAGTAAACACCATTAGTATTTACATTTGTAAGTGTAAGAATTGTTTGATTAGGAGTTAAATCTGAACCTGTAATAGTAGTATCAGCCGTAGCAGCTAATGCATCAACATCACATGCAATTGCGATTATTTTACCTCGTACAGGTTTATTTGTATATACTGTTGCATCTCCTGAAGCATCAGTAGTTCCACTAATTGTATATTGACTTATTTTCATCATTGCGTTTTACCTCGTTAACTTGCCCGTTTAGTTTGGGTGTTAGGTATAAATATTAAAAAAATAAAAAAAATTAATCTAAGATTATTTCAATTCCAACTAAAGCAACATCACAAGCCGCATTATTAGCAGTCGTACCAGTAATTTTTACATAATATTGGTAACCTTCTTGAATTGTTTCTGATAAACCAAACTTACCATCAGATTCAAGCACTAAATAATCTGCCTCTTTGCTTAGTTGAGTGATTGCACCTACGGACGCATCAGTAACACCACCTGCAGCACCAGTTACCTTTCTTAAATCAGCATCTAGTACAGTTGCGTTACCTGAAGTAGCTCCTAATCCTGCACGTACAATAAAACCTTTAATTTTCTTGCCTACTGGTAAGCCAGTTAATTGTACAGTAGCCACCTTACTTGATAAGTTTGTAGCTAGAGCTAGAGTTCCGTCACCTGAATGAGTCCATCCAGATGAAGTTACAATCTTAAAAGAATTGTAAAATCTTTTGTCCTCCCTTATTATTCTTTCAAAAGCCATCGTTAATTAAATATAAGGTGAAGTTCTATAAAGAACTTACACCAGCTGTTTTATTTAATCCTTTAACTAAAAAGAATCTTGGGTTGTTATCGTTAGATCCACCAACTGTGATAGTTAATGTACCTGATGAAACTGCTGTAGTTGGTTGTGCTTGTACACTTACTGAGTTATCAGTAGTGTGCTCAAAACCGAATACACCAATTAAACCAGCTGCATCTATACCGTATGCAGTCAGGTCTACTGTTAAAGTATCCCCATCATCTACAGTGCTAATACATCTGATAACAATCTCATTATAAACATCTCCTCTTTGTAATCCTAGAACCTCGAAGTCTGTTCCTGCTGTTAAAGCTGCCATTTTATATTATCCTCCTTAAGCGATATTATCAATAAAACTACTGAACTGTGGAGCTCTATTGATTAAACATTCATACATTTTTAGCATGAACTTTTCTGAATCGTTCGTTTTAGCTAGTTTCTCAAAAGTCATGTCTTGTAATACTCTCATTTCAATAACGTCAGTATCTAAGAACCATAACTGTTTAGAACCTGATGTGTTACTCAAGAATCTTGAAGCAATTACAGGAATTGGACCAGCTGCAGTATGTAATACTAAGTTAGCTGAAACACCAAACGGTAAGCTAGCACCTTGAGTTAATTGGTCTGGACCAAATCTAAATGCGTCAATCATTAACTTTCTTAAGTCTGCTAGAACTGCAGTACCACAAGCAGCTACTTTAGGTAGTCCACCGTCGTCTAAAGCTAATTGAATTGCATCTTCAATGTCATCCCAAGTTAAAGCTGCGTTTGATACATCTTTTTGGTTAGTTGTACTTTGTAGCTGAATTAATCCGTCAAATTCAGTTGAAGTAGTTGAACTGTCACCGTTAAAGATTAAGTTTTCTTCTAACTCTTTCAGTTGTCTAGCTTTCATTAAAATTTCTAGTTGCATTGCGTTAGGTGCTGATTGATCACTGTAACTTCCTTGACCTGGAACTGCTCCTTGTGCTTGTAATCCTTGTACAATGTATGAAGGATATGCTGCTTGAGCTTGACCAGTAATTCTACCTACTGCATATAAGAACTTGATTGATTTACTTACTCTGTCATAAGTGTCGTCTGCTTCTGGTAAAGGCGCATCTTCGTTAGCTGTGTAAGCTGAACCTTTTGCAGTGATTACGTTATGATCTGCAGTCAAACCTAAGTTAGTAACTCTTTTAATTATCTCTGCGAATGGAGTTGCTTTTCTTGATTGATCAACAAGAACTGAATCAACATAAACTGGTACCATTGCATTACCTGCAGTACCTGCACCACCAGTGCTTGAGCTTAAACTCTTTAATTGTGCTTTAATACCTTTATCAACCAAACTTTTAATTTCTGGTCTCATATCGATATTTTCCCATCCATTTGAAATAACTGTACCGTCCGGCATGTTACCAAATGTTTGACTATAAGCGGAATTATAATTTAAATTTCCTACGTTTCCTGTTCCGATAGACATTTTTTATTTACCTCTAATTATTATATTTACATACAGTGAGCTAAGATGTTAATTGGTTTTTCATCTTGACTTTTCTGTTCAACTTTAGCTTCAACTTCAGCTTGAATTGCATTACTTTCTACTGACTTCATCTGTGGTTTTTCAATCACTGACTTAAGTTCAGCATTTTCTTTCTTTAATTCTTCAAGCATTTTTGTCTTGTCCTGAATTAATGACTTAACTTCAATTAGTTCCTTGTTTAAGTTAGAAATCATGTCTTTTAATTCAAGATCATTACTTTTCACTTCAGGTGCTTGTACTTCCTGTACTGATTCAACCTGAGTGTTAACTTCTGGTGAAGCTTCTTGTTTAGTATGATTTTCTTCCATTTTGTTAACCTCTTTGGATTTTGAATTAATGTAATCTAATGACTTTGCAAATACAGTACTTAATGTGGCGTTAGGATTTACAGGGTTGCCAGTTAAAGCAACATTAAGTAAACTAACTTTGTCAAGTACCCTTGTCATGCTACCGTCTTTAGCTTGTACACTTTTAGTTTGAGTTGGGATATACGCTATTGAAAACGCATCTAAGAATTTATTTTTTACTGAGTTCCAAACGTTCTTAAAACTTCTAACGATGTCACCCTTTTTATTGATGTGACTCCAGTCAGGGTTAAGCTCAACCTTAGCTTTAATTCCTTTAGTGTCAAAACTTGCATCAACAATCCGACCTAGTGGTAATTTAGTTTTATTAATTTCAGTCTCTAACGCATCCTCGCCACGAAATGCCTCATGCTCAAAATCAATCTTGATGTTTCTAGATTTTAACTGTGTCAACATATCTTTCATTGCTGCATCAGTGACCACATCATTAACTAAATCTTTATCTCCAGTAGAAATGTAGCCCTCGATTATGTATCTATCATTTTCGCTTTTTACTTCAATTGGTTGTGAATAAAGCATGAATATTTTGTCAGATTGAGAACTCATATAATTAATTGTGGCATTTGTGTTTATTAATGTATTTAAACTCGATTCAGAATTGCCACGGTAAAAGGTTAACTAAAAATTCTATATACTTGTTCATCACACACCACCATCAAACAGTTTGAAAAATAACATCAAGTAGCTGAAATTATGTGCCACTGATAATGCAAAAAAGACGTTAAAACCAATCAGAAAATAATAAAATAGTCGCTCAAACGTTCCGCCTGTAGTGATTGGACCAGCAAAGTTAATGTTAATCAACGGTTGAAATAATTTTATACCGCTCACCGTGATAACATCTAATAATAAATGTGAAACATAACCAATCAAAATAGCGAACACATAAACTTGATTTAATATTAATATAAACACTCCGTACCATAAAACTAAAGCTAGCAATGAATGAAAAAAGCCTCTATGTTTTACTAGCTTACTAATCCATGGAAATTGTTTACCAATTATACTACCTGAATGATCAATATCAGGTAACATTGAACCTAATATAATTAAATAGAACACGACCACGCTTTCAAACGCAGTCAGTGTCCTAAGAAGTCCATGGTATCTAAGCACCACAAAGGCAACAGAGATCGCAAACATACGGTGAGTTCTACCTAGCAAACTCTACCACCGTATTTTTTTAATTATTTTAGTGATTAAATAAATAATAGCCATGTCGCGTACTTGTTTACCAATTAGATTTATAATTAACTTCCAGTACATAAAGAAAAATAAGTAATGTAAATATTTAGTTCTTGACTACTTTCTTGACGTTAAGTATTATAGTTTATTTAATAAATCAAGATAAGCTAAGTAAATTTTGTGATATTCTAAATCAACTCGACAGCTTGATTCAAACTTAATATTAGAATTAAATACAAAATTAAAACTATTAGCAAACTTAACTGAAGAACTCAATTCAATAGAACTAGAACTTTCATGTTTAACTTTATATTTTACATCTAAAGTTAATTGTTTCTTAATCTTTCGTTCTTTAATAGTATAACGCTTATACTTTACATAATCATCATTATTTACAAAATAATCAAAAGGATCAATATCAAATTGTGCAGTATCAAATTGAGTAAATGCCATTTAATCAGCACCTCAAGAAATGGTATAATTTAGATCAATATCTAATGAAAATTTAAACGGCCTTTTTTTAAACAAACTAGGAACGATAACAAACTCAATATAATCACTAGCACCTTCAAATAACTGTGTTACATTTTTACTTATTACCAGTTCTTCAGGATCAACATCAGAAGATTCATTTAATTTGATAACTAAATTAAGAAAATAATTAGTATTATTTTTTATATATATTCGTCGAGTTTGCTTTAAACCAGCATCTAAAGTTGGTAATAATATTTGATCTTTTACTGAATGCGTTAAAGTTTGATCATAAAATAGTGAGATTTCATCCAAGCAAATCACCTTTCAGTTTAGCAAGCAATTCTTCTTTTTGTCTCAACAAATCATATTGCTTTTGTTGTAACTCCATCTCAAGCTCACCTGATGCAATCTGGCTTTTGAATTCTTGTGCTTTTTTTTGTGCTTTACCTACCGCTCTATGATATTCATCCTCGCTAATCACTATTAAAACATCACGCTCATTAACATGGAACGGTGGTGCTTGACCACGATATTCTTTACCATTAACACTAAACTCGAACGTGTCATCGATAGGGATTGCCTTACTGGCATCACCATATTTTGCATCAACTGTTTGACTTACTACGCTAGTTCTATCATCCTTAGTAATTGAAACATACTTATAGAACTGCTCACCTGATGCTTTGAATGCATCTACTTTACCAATGTTCCTAGCTCTATTAGTTTCAGTTCTAGCGATCGCTTCAGCACGAGATTTCGTAACATCAAATACATTACTTACTCGTTCCATTAGCTGCTTAGTACCATCACCAGCCATTAAGCCCCTTGACAGTTCTTGCCTTAACTTGTTTGCTAAGTCTTCATGCATACCAGATACATTATCAAACGTATAATCTTGCAAGAAGCTAATTGCTTCAGTATTAGGAATAAAGTTTCTATCTAATGTCTGCTCAGCCTGCTCAAACCCTTCATAATAGTTGTTTTTGATTACAGCTGACAATAATTCTTTCATACCTTCAAAACTTAACATGCTTTTAATTTTGTCAAGAAAATCAGTTAATGCCTTGCCTTCGATGTTTCCAATAATGTCAGGTTTAGTCTGATCTTTAATTAAATCTAATATTCTAGATTGATTCAAATCTAACAGTTTGTTAAATGCTGATGCTAGACGTTTTGAACTCTTTGGCTTTTCATTTTCACCTAGCATCAACGGATTTAATTCAGGATTGCCAGATAAAGATTTAGATTCAGCTGAGCTGTTATCCTCAGCCTCCTCCGTTGCCCCTTCGCCTTCACCTGACTTAATCTCTTTAAGAGCTTTAGATTCCGTGGACTTCACTTCGCTCTGCTTTTCTTTAGCAGCGAATGAATTTTGATCAGGGTTAAAGCTGAAGTTAGATTGTTGTTTTAATGGCTCATTACCATACTCAACTTCTTTTAGACCCTCTGAAATTCTGATTTCGTTAATTGTTTTTATACCTGATTTTACTTGTAAATCATAAAGTTCAAATCGTGATCGCTCTTCATCAATATCGAACGTGTCAAACTTGAACTCAATTTGATTATAAGGATCGTTCGGATTCTCAATATCATCAGCAAACTCTGATAAGATGTTCATGTTAATAGCATTAGTTAATATTCTTACATATGGTAATACTGCACGTTGTCTACCAATCTTTGATTGTACAATTTGATTAGCCATACCTTTAGCATCCTCAGTAAAACCTAGTTGTGAACCGTTAATTCCAAACATTGACCATACTAGTTTAGAGTACCATTTCTGCTGTTCAATTAGTTGCATCTCTGCAGCTGAGAATGAAATTCGCTCAAACTTAGGCATAACACCTACAACTGGTACTTGATGAATATTACGTTTTAAGTTACCTGCTTCATCAGTAACATAATGATTATCATTCCATTGTTGTCTGAATGCTTCCAATTGTGGTTGATCTACACCTTCAAACCCAATGATACCTTTCGGTACATTATTTTTGTTAAAATATTCTAGCTCTGATTCAACTGCATAAATTAAATATTGTATCACTGTTGCTAAGTTAGCTACTGGTGACCTACCATATACATTATCAGTTCTGGAGTTTCGTTCCATCCATGCAATTTCACGTCTACCAAATGCGATTGGTTGAAATGCTGCCATGAATCCAAACTGGAAATAGGCTGCACCCTCTCTAGCTTCATTACTAGTAATCATGTTTGGCATAGTTTCTGTAATTGGATCAGATTGTAAATCAACTAAACCATTGATCATGAAATCTTTACGATCTGTAAACATCCCATGCACGTCAGGATTTTTTAAGAATGATGCACCATCTCTAGCGACAACCTCTACCATGTCACCTTTCATGTTAAATACTTTATTTAGTACACCGGAATCAACTTCAATCACATCACGTAATGCTTTCCTGATAAATACATGCTCAAAACTTTCTCTATTAGTGTTAGGATTATTCAAGAAATTAGTAACATGCTCGATCTGGGGTTGTAACGCTTCCGATCTATCTTCATATTTTTCTTTAGGTACTATTTTCCATGGCAATGCTGCAATAAAATCTAGTATAGTAGAAATACACATCTCCACATAAGGTGTTGTTGCCAACCGCCTTACCGTATACAAATCCTCGTTTCTTGGATAACCAAACGGTGGTTTGTATAAGTATTGTGGGATGAACGCTTTTTGTATCCCGTCCCTGGTAGTTTCTTGTAGCACACCAAATGCTGGTACGCTTTTTACTTCTTGTTTTTGTTTAAATAGATCGAATAATCCCATTGAATGTGATGTGCTAATAAAATTTATAAGTGCTGAATAAATTATTTGATGAAGCTCAGTTTATTAATGTATTCAAAGTCTTTACACAAAACCGAACACAACCCGTGGTTTAAGCTCAAAATACATCCTCATCATTAGAGCGTCAGACATGTCTGGACTCCTACCTATTGCTTCTTTCATCAAATCTTTTGGTTCAACTTGAAGAGTTGTATCTTTATCTATGTTATGTGACCTTACTCTCTCAAGCTCTTGAATGATTTCGTTCTTCATATTAATATCTTTACAGTCGATAAATATTTCATTAGAGTTAACCTTACGTGCAAACTCAAAATAACATTGTGATTTTAAATTTCTATAATTAAGTTTGTTCATAGGGTTAGCTTTTAATTGTGACTTGTGCGGTTGAATAGGTGCAGCATTATTAACAAACGGTTTACAACCTTTCAAGAACGCACCGATATAATTTCCAATACCGTCGCTATCATACACAATATTAGACCTTGGTACTTTGTATTCAGTAGCATATTTTTGAATAAGTTCAATAACTTCATCAGCTTCTGATTTAGCTCTGGTTATTATCTTAATAACTCTCCAGCCAGACCAAACCATGATAACTAACTTGTCTGAGCCTTGCAATGCAATATCTGCTGTAATATATTTAGTACCTTCAGGTACAAACTCATTACTAAATGAATTAACTATACATTCGTAATCAAATATTTTCTGCGGATCATCATCATACTCAAAGTTACCATATAATAACCGTTGTCTGCTAACTTCATTTAAATTCTTTAATTGTTCAATATAATTTTCATCAAGATGACTATTATCAGTAGCCAATGAAGGAATAAAAACTCTATGTTCTGGAAGTTCTCTATTTTTGTATGGCAAATAATATCTATCGTAAACATGATTTTTAGACGGGTTAAACGTTTCTAATATTTTGGGCTTAATTTTATGTTCTTTATTTCGTCCTCTACCAATCCTTGATTTTAATATTTCGATTGCTTTTTCAGGTAACTCATTAGACTCGTCAACAAATGCACCTGTAAGCTCTAACCCACCAAGTCTAGTATATAACGGGTCTGATGGTTGGTATGATAAGTCCATCAAGACAATCCTAGAATTATTTTTAAACAATATTGTATTATTTTGTTGATTAAAATTAAAAACAGTCTTATGATTGATACCTAAGTCTTGTATTAATTTAAAGAATGAAATTAAAGTAGTACGTTTAATGTTAGTTAGTTCACGTCTACCNAGTAGCCATGTCGTTCCGGGGTATGCTAACGCTTGCGAAAATAACCANAAACAGCCAAGATAACTTTTACCACCACCTGCAGCACCNCCATAGCCTATCTCAGTATGCATATCATCAGTAAGATAGACATAAGCTTCTGCCTGTTTTAATGTGGGTTCAAAGTTAATTGTGCTCATTGTTTTTTACTTTTCTTCGTTTCTTCTAGCTTTTTGTCCACACCTTCTGGCATGATCACGTTTAATTGAAATCCTGCACCTTGTAATGTTGTCTGCTGATCAACTTCTTGTCGTTCTACATATCCTCTGTCTTTACCTTTAGTTGATAATAAGAATTTAATAGCCCAATCTTTTTCTTGATTAATCTGTTTAAACAATTTAGTTTCTGCAAGGTCTATTATTTTTTCTTTTTCTCTTGCTAAAGCATCCATTATATCCTGATTTGCAGGTCTATGAACATACTCATATAACCAAGGATATGACACATCTAATCTTTTTGAAATGGTTAATAAAACACCTCCTGTGTTTTCCATTGCAGCCATTATCTTCTTTTTAGTTAATTTTTTTGGTAATGCCATTATAATTTTTCACCTTTCTTTCCTGTTAATTTTTCCCATCGTTCTATGATAACTGAGCAATAATATGGGTCTAGCTCCATCATGTAACATTTGCGGTTAAGTTGCTCGCAAGCAATTAAGGTTGATCCTGAGCCACCGAATAAATCTAATACTTTTTCATTTTCTCTGCTACTAGATTTTATTGCTATAGAACAAAGTTCTATGGGTTTTGGTGTTGCATGTCCTCCAGCTTGTTTTTTTTCATCTCCTTTTAATAATTCTACATTCCAGACATTAGTACACTTAACTATTTTATTATCAAAATACGACCTTGAATCATAATATTCTTTTTTGATCTCTTCATATTCTTTTTTGATCTCTTCATATTCTTTTGTAAATGCAACAATATTATTATCTTCAGCCCATTTTTTGAATTTATTATAAACCTCTTGCGTTACTAAATTCCATTGACTTTTTGTTGTCCAATGATCCAACGATTTAATAGAATGTCCTGCTATCTTTTTCATAGTTGGCACATCCCAACCACACTTCATACGCTCATCATATAAATATTTTCTAATTGGTTCCCAACCTTCAAAATAATTATCACTATTATTATTAAACCCCTGCACGCCTTTCATCACAAATAAACACTTTTCATCTGCTATAGCGTAACTTCTTAAACCTTCACTTTGAACAACACCCATCGGAAAAAATTCGCCACCATTCTTTAAAAATGTTTTATTCCATGTGATTAAATTTCTAAATGTTAGTTCACCATTTTTTTTCATTGGTTTCAAAATGTTTGAATAAATATCCATCAAAGGCTCATCAATACCCCAACAGTACCAAGACCCAACAGGTTGTAATATTTCGAAACTGTTTGCAATCCATAGTTTGTTAAATTCTAACAAATCGTCGTAATTTAAATTATCATTAAGCACACCATCATTTTCTTTTTTCATACCATAAGGAGGATCAGTAAACACCATGTCAACCTTCTTATTCTCGGTCAGTTCACACACTCTAGCGTAATCACTAGAATCTCCACACATCAAACGATGTTCTCCAAGTTGCCAAATATCACCCTCTTTAACTTCATACTTAGCTTCTTTGGGTGGCTCAAAGTCGTCCTCTTGTACTTCTGGTTGTGTCAAGTCTTCAGGTAAGTTTGATTCTATTTCATCAAAATTAAAACCAGTTAGATCCACATCAAAATCCAAATCTTTTAGTTCTTCCATCTCAAGCTTTAACATCTCCCAATCAGTGTCAGCTAATTCGCTTAACCTATTATCTGATATTCTTAATGCTTTAATTTGAGTTTCACTTAAATCGTCAATCAATATACAAGGCAATTCAGTCATACCTAATTTCTTAGCAGCCAAAAATCTACCGTGCCCTGCAATTATATTATTATCTTTATCTATTAATATTGGTTGAGTAAACCCGAACTCTTTAATGTTACTAGCTAATAATTCTGTTTGTTGTTCCGGATGTTTTTTATTATTTCTTGCATACATAATTAAATTACTTGTAGGCATAACTTTAATCTGATCTCTTAATTTCATTAATTTTTACCTCGTACTTTCTTGAACGCCTCTTGCATCTGGTCAAGGCTAAATTTTACACCATGTTTACCATAACATATCGCACAATATCCCAATATTCTTGCAGGTCTTGTACATCTAGTGCCTGTTTTACGCATCGCTTTGCATTGTACAAATTCATGTACGTCCGACTCTATGAGCTCTCCTTCGTCATCGAGTGCTTTAGTTTCAACTTTTACCATTGATTACCTCATTTAATGTATATTCGTTATTTTCCAGATCATAAAAACACAGATCACTCCGTTTCTTACAACCTTTCCTTAATTTAGGGTAAACAACTAAGTATTTACTAAATAGTTGGTTCCATTGTTCACCTTGCTTACGTTCATGTGACGGTAATGATTTT